CAGACGATACTATTATAAAAGGTATAAGAGGTGGAGATATCTCAAAGGCAGACTCTCAAATACAAGAAGCTACAGTAGGCGTTAGAAGTATTTTAAATGTTTTAGGACAAGAGTTAAAAAAATCAGGTTTTATAGAAGAAGTTTTACCTAACTATCTTCCTAGAATGTGGAGTCGCAAAGCAATAAAAAATAATGAAAGAGGGTTTAGAGAAATTTTAATTAAATCTAAACAAGCTAAAAATAAAGAAGAAGCAAACGATATAATAGATGGTATGCTTGATATTAAAAATAATTTAGATGGTAATGGAGCGTCTAACAATTTTTTTTACAACAGATCGTTAGGTAAAGTTGACGATCTTGATGCTGAAGAATTTATAATTGATACACCTTTAGATGAATTAGTTACAGATTATATTATGCATGCTTCTAAGCATTTAGCTAAAACAAAAACTTTTGGAGTTAGAAATTTAGACGAGTTTCAAAAAAAATATTTACCTATGATTGAGAATGAACTTGCTGCAAAAAATAAAACTTTTATAGGAGAAGATAAAGAAAATATTCTTCATTTATATAAGATGGCTACAGGAGAAGGGATTACTGGTGAAAGATTTTTAGGTGGTCATCCTGCAGATGCGTATTCTACTTTAACAAGAATGGCTTTACTTCCTTTATCTACAATTTCTAGTGTTACAGAAATATTTCTTAACTTTCAAAAAGCAGGAATATTCAATACTGCTGCGTATAAAGGATTTGGAAAAGCTTTAGCTGTTTCTAGTAAAAGTTTAAAAGACTCTACTTTTCAAGTATTACTAAACAAAAAATATACAAAACAAGAAGCTTGGAGAGAACTAGAAGAATTTTCAATGGCTTTAGATTCTGCAGCTTTAGATATTGGAGAAAGATTAGGTGGATATATACAAGGGAAAGGTTATCAAAAAGCTAATAATCTTTTCTTTAAAACAAATTTACTAGATCAATGGACTAGATTTGTTCAATTAGCTTCTTTTGGTACTGGAAAAAATTTAATAAAAAAGAATTTAGAATCTATTGCACGAAGAAGAAAGTCAGGGTTAGAACCTTCAGGTCGCATTGAAAAACAAATAGAAGAACTAAACGAACTTAATATTGATATAGATGCAGGAGTGTCTTGGATAAATAAAGGAGCTAACGTAGATGACTCTTTTTATAAAGATGTAAAATTTGGAGCAGCTAGATATACAGGAGAAGTTATTTTACAGCCTACAGCTACTTCAGGTATTAAACCTGCTTTACAAGCTAATCCAAACACACAGTTATTTTTTCAATTACTTTCTTATCCAACTGCTTTTACTAATACAGTTTTATACAACGTAGGTAAAGACCTAGCAAGAGATCCTTTAGGTAAACTTCCCGGTACACTTGCTGCAGGTTTAATAATGACTGAAACTGCTAGGTACACTAATTGGGTTAGGAGCAGAGGAGAATCAGAAAAAAATAAAACTGAAGCTGAAATATATGAAGATGCTATAAGACGATGGGGTGGTAATGGAGTTCTTTTTGATATGCATGAAAGAGCTACTAGAGGCGCACAAGCGTGGCAAAATCCTATTATGTATCCTGCAGGAATGTTTGGCCCAGTTGTAGGAGATGTAGCTACCTCATTATTAACTAGGTCAGTAGGAACTGTATTAGCTGATAAAGTTCCCGGCATGTCAGCTTTTAATACAGTTGAAAAATTTACAGGTTTTAATCCCAGAGAACCTATTGATGAATACTTTGCTGATCCTTTAGATGAATTTTTAAAAGCTCAAGTTCCTGAAAGAAGAAAAAAAAGTAAAAACAGAGATGCTTCTAAATACTTTAAAACAGGTGGAGAAGTAAATGTTCCTAATGCCCCTGAAGAACCTGATGAAAGAATAGATAAATTTACTGGCTTGCCTTATAACGAACAGGCAGGAATAGCTTTTAAAGATGAAGAAGATCCTCTTAAAAGACTAGGACTTGCAGGTGGAGGAACTATAAACTCTTTAGAAAGGTTAGGATTTAAAGAAGGTTCAGAGGTTACAGGAAAAGTTACACTTGCAGGAAGACCTGTATTTAAAAATAAAAAAGGTGAAATTTATTCTGAAGTAACCACTACTCTACAACTTGAAAAAAATAAATGGGTTACTTTTCCTACTGTAGATGAGAAAGGAGAATCTTTATCAGATGCAAAGGTTATGAAGTATTTAAAAGAAAATGGGCCTATTGACCCTATTACAGGAGAAGAGTTCCCTGTATTTGAAAATGAAAAAGAAGCTTCTGAATATGCAAGACTTAGAACTAAAGTTCTTCTGGATAATTAATGTATAAATACTTTAAAACCTCTGAATTAATTTGTAGCCATACTGGTGAAGATGGTATGCAAGAAGATTTTATGTTGAAGATTGATGCATTACGAGAAGAACTTGGCTTTCCTTTTAAAATAAGTAGTGCTTATCGTTCTCCTAAACATCCTATAGAAAGGGCTAAGAAGACACCGGGAGCGCATACAGAAGGTAGAGCAGTAGATATTAGAGTTTATGGTGCTAATGCTATTAAGCTTGTAGAGGCAGGTATAAGAGCAGGTATGACAGGAGTAGGTATAAGTCAAAAAGGAAGTATAGGTTTAAGATTTATACATCTAGATGATCTTGAAGAAGGAGGTACTAGACCTAGACCTTGGATATGGAGTTATTGAATGGTTAATATTTTAAGTGCTATTCTTGGCCCTGTAGGTAATGTAGCTACTACGTTTCTTAAAAATAAAGCTGCTCAGAGTCAGGCTAAACATGATGCTAAAATGTCTGTTATTCAGAACAATGCTGATTGGGAAGCTAAGATGGCTGACGCTTCAGCAAACTCATGGAAAGACGAATTTTGGACTCTTGTGTTAAGTGCTCCTATTTTTATGATTAGTTACTCTATTATTGTAGACGATCCATCAGTTATAGATAGAACTAAACAAGCTTTTACAGTTTTATCTGAGCTTCCAGAATGGTATCAATATTTACTTTTTGTATGTATCTCAGCTTCATTTGGAATTAAAGGTGTTGATCGTCTTCTTTCGTTAAAGAAGAAATAAAATGATAGCAGAAGTAGCAGCCTGTATTTCGCTTGTTAAAGGTTTAAACGATGCTATATCAGTAGCTAAAGAAGCTAGTGGAAATGCTTCTGCTTTTGCAAATATTGTAGGAAAGTTTGCTAAAGCTAATGATGCAGTTTTAGAAACTGAAGCAAAACATGTTGGAAAGATGACTGTTCAAGATTCTTTACAACTTCAAGTAGCTAAAAGACAACTTACTACTTTTAATCAACAGTTAAAAGATATGATGTTAATGCAAGGATTAGCCGGTGATTATCAAGAGATAATGAATCGTGTTGAAGAATCTAGACTTGCTCACGAAAAACGTATTAAACAACTTAAACTAGCAAAGCTTAAAAGAGATAAAGAACTTAAAGAAGTACTACAAGTTTTAGGTTATTTTACTTTAATTGTTTCTCTTATTGGATCTATTATTTTTATTTATATGGCAGTTTAAATATGAACCCACCTAAACAACTTGAACCCGGCTCTAGTTACGCTAAGTATGATACAGATGGTGATGGTATTGTAAGTGATGATGAACTAAAAGCTTCTGAAAAACTTATGCAATTAGAATTACAAAATGAAAAAGCTGATGCTCAAAAGAATATGTGTTGGATAACTTTATTGGGTATGATGTTATATCCTTTATTAGTTGTAATAGCAGATTTTTTAGGACTAGATAAGTCTAGTGATATTTTAGGAGCAATGAGTAGTATTTATTATGTTAGTGCAGCAGGTATCTTATCAGTATGGTTTGGATCTACCGCCTATACAAATACTAAGAATGGAAATAAAAATGGCAACTAAAAAGAAGAAGAGTACAGTTAATAAAGCAGGTAATTATACTAAACCTACGATGCGTAAAAGATTATTTAATAAAATTAAATCAGGCACTAAAGGTGGTAAGGCAGGACAGTGGAGTGCAAGAAAGGCACAGATGCTTGCCAAGCAATATAAAGACGCAGGTGGAGGATATAAAAGCTAGTGGCTGATCCTAAGAAGGGTACAGGTAAAAAACCTAAAGGCTCTGGTAGAAGGCTATATACTGATGAGAATCCTAAAGATACAGTCAGTATTAAATATGCTACTGTAAAAGATGCTAGAGACACAGTACGCAAGGTTAAGAATATTAAAAAACCTTTTTCTAAAAAGATACAGATTCTTACTGTATTAGAACAAAGAGCTAAAGTAGCAGGTAAAAAAGAACAGGCTGCTATAGCAAAGAGAGGTAAAGAAGCACTAAGAAGGAAAAGAAATAATGGCTCTTAAAAAATCTCAGAAGTCTTTAAAGGATTGGACTAAGCAGAAGTGGCGTACTAAATCAGGTAAGCCTAGTGCTAAGACAGGTGAAAGATATCTACCTGAGAAAGCAATCAAAGCACTTAGTAATAAAGAGTATGCAGCTACTACTAAAAAGAAAAGAGAAGATACAAAGAAAGGTAAGCAACACTCTAAGCAACCTAAGAAAGTAGCAGCTAAAACTAGAAAGTATCGTAAAAAAAGATGACAGAAGTTACTAAACAACAAAAAGAAAGAATTAAGTTTCAAGATAAAAAAATAAAACACCAAGCTTATTTAATTGAAATACAACAAAACCAAATTAAAGAGTGGATAGAAAAACAAAAAGAGGATAGAATACATGGCTCATGAGGATAGAAAAAAAGCTATGCTTAAAAAGCATAGACTTAAAGGAGTTAATAAACCTAAAAGAACTCCTGATCATAAAACTAAATCTCATGTTGTTTTAGCTCAAGATGGTCATAAGCTAAAATTAATACGCTTCGGTCAGCAAGGCGTTAGAGGGGCAGGTAAAAACCCTCAGACTGCTAAAGACAAAGCTAGAAAAAAATCATACTATGCTAGACATAATGCTCAAGATGCAAAGCCATCTAAGATGAGTGCTCGTTATTGGTCGCATAGAACTAAATGGTAATTTAATTATAGGAGATAAGTAAAAGTAAGTGGAAAGAACTAATAACCCCCTACCCGAAACAGAAAATAAATTTTATATACCTTCAGAACAACAAAGACTTTTAAAATCTAATTCTTTAGAAATTAAAAAATCTAATAGAACAAATAAGATTAATCGTAGACCTAACCATTTAAATTGGAAAGTTAATCTTTGGACGGCTTATTTGTAACTTACTTAACTCTTTTAAGATGAAGTTTAGTAGTAGCAGATATTTGCTTAGATGTTTCAAGAATAAATTCAGAGTGTGCGTTTATTCTTTCTACCATCAAAGGGAATAAATCTTCATAGCAATCCATATTAGTTAAATGTTTTATTACTTCAGCATTCACTCTAAGTGAAGAAACTACTGGATGTTCAAAACTTAATATTTCATCATCTATCATAATAAAGCATTTAACTCATTTTCTAGTTTTTTATGTAATGCATTAAAAGCTATTGTGCTTTCTCGCACTATTGTTTTAACACGCTGTTGAGAATACACATCTTTAAAAACTGTATCTACTTTATCTATAGGCAGCATAGATATTTCTGTTACTAGTTTATTTTTACTAGTAATAACAATTTTACAACTTGCTAAGTTAGCTTCCATTTTCTTCTGAAGGAGAATATTTTTCTCTTAATTTTATTAACAATTTTCTTTCATAAAATTCAGCTTTATATATATCTTTCATACCATGCTTGTAAGGAAACCTCCATCTATACTTTAAAGAGTTTCCACGTAGGTACCCTATGTATTCTTCTGGAGTTAACATAGCTTCAATGCCTTCAATACATTCCACATTACCTTGATTATAATGTAAAGGTTTTTGTATCTCAGCATCAGTACGTTTAACTTCTTGAGTTTCAGGAAAGAGATCAGGCTGCATTTGTTTAGCTCTATCTAAAATAGTTATTTCATTCCACTCTTCAGGTGTTGCATCATTTATTGACATAAGGTTTCCTTTTTATTTTTACTCTGATTCTTCTGGATAATCTTCATTTTCTAAAATAATACTTTTAGGGTCTATCCACTCTGGAGGTAAAGAATATTTACCAAACCATCTAAATCCATTAGCTTCTGCCCACTCTGCATGACTACGTTTAGTACCATCTTTTCTTCTTTTAGCTTGAGGCATAGGGGCTGAAGGATTAGCAAATAAAAATACTAATTCTGTATTTTCAGGTAAAGCTTTTCTTATCCATACATATTTATTGTACTCTTGATAATCCCAAAAACGTCCTTTGGCTTCTAAATAAATTAATTTATCATCTAACTTTTTAATAAAATCAGGAGTATAAGAATGATTAGTAACGTAATATACTTTATCAGTATGAATACTCCAATCTTTTAATGGGCCTACATGAAGTTCATATTCCCAATTAGAGTCATAACCAGTAATTAAATTCTTTTCCACTGGTCTTTTAACTCTACGTTTCCTTGCACCAGATTTAACTTTTCTTTTAGGTTGCGTCATATTATTTCAATAACTACCTTTGTTGTTACTGGTCTATTTTTAAATTCTTTTTTTAATTCATTTACAGCCCACTTAGGAGTGTAAAAATTATTGCATCTAGAACCTTCAGCATTAATAAAATATCTATCTTTAGGTAAGTAAGACTTTATATTTTTTATATTTATTTCTGTAGAGTCTGTAGGTAATTTATTTTTTAACCCTTCTAGTAATAAATTTAATGCAATATTCCTAATTTTTTTAGCTCTTTTACCATTCATAAATTTCTTCAACATTTGGAGTTGATCTAACATTTGTCAAGTATACTAAACCTCTAGCATATTTAAAAACTCTAAGTCCTTCTCCACCATTTGAATCTTTGTAACATTCTTTTTTGAATGAACAGTACACACAATTTTTATGTATTTTTCTGTTACCTTTCTTTCCTTCTTCTACAGTAGGATAACAATAATCAGGTGGTTGCTCCCTATCTAACATAACTTTTAAATCTTTAATAGTTTCAGCAGCATTAGGTTTATCTAACTCTTCTGGAGTATACGTACATAACTCACCAGTTTCTTTGTCGATAACTAAGAAATAACTGTCTTCTCCTTCTTCTGCTTGTTCATAAGCAGCTAACTGTGTTATGTAGCCAAAGGGGTCATCATCTCTTAAACCACCACTTTTAAATTTGTTAAAAGAAAACTTAGAAGCAGATTTAATATCTACTACTTTGTTATTTATTTTACAATCCATGTGACCTTTAATACCGCCTATCTCTACCTCTTTCTGTTCTGCAGAAATTCCATTACCTGAAAGCTTTACTAAAAATAAAAGTAGTTGTTCTAGTAAATGTCCGTATAAAAATTTAATTTGTAAAGTAGGTGAGGGTTGATTTTGTTTTGCAGGACTTCTTTTTTCAAACCATAATTGTCTAGCAGGTTTACCAATGTTAGAAAACCTAAGTGTAAAGTCTTTGTTTTCTCTGGGCTTTGACCATTCTAATAAAGCTTGACCCATAGATTCTGAAAACTCTGTTATATATTTCTCAGGTATATGTAAAGAATTAGAATTAATCTCATCAATTTTTTTATAAATATCTTCTACAATTTCTTTCATTTAGTTACTTCCTTTATTTCTTGTGATGTTTTATAAAATGAAATCCTCCTTTTGCAGAAGGTCTTAATGCAACAACACCTAATTCTTTTTGTATCTCTGAGCGTTTCTTGGGCCTATAATTAGTTTTAACATCTATAAATTTAATTTCTCCTGTATCTGAAATAGCAATTAAATCTATAGGGCCAGTACATTCACTGTTTTTAAATACTTTAAAATTATTTTCTATTAACCATATAACAGCTTTATACTCAGTAATATCTCCTATAGAGCAAGTAGATAGTTTACTTGAAGGCTCAGTAATCTTAGTGAGTTTCACTCCAGTTTTTCCCAACCTTATACTCCCCATCTAAAGGACATCTAAGCTTTAAAAGCTCACCTGCTTGTATAATACATTCTACTCCTAACTTACCTACAGTATCAGCCATATCTTCTTTTACTTCTATTTGCCATTCATCATGAACATTAGCTACAAAATGAGCATCTATATTATGTAACTTTTCATTTAAAAGAATTAAAGCTT